GCAGACGCCAAGGAGTGGCCCCGCGCCCGCCTGTGGCGTGGTCTGGCCTGCGAGAACGTTACGCAGGCAACGGCCAACGACATCCTGCGCTACGCTCTTCGTTCGCTCGATGCAGAGGGGTTCGAACCCGTGCTGCACGTCCACGACGAGATCGTGCTGGAGACCGCAGATCCTGTGGCAGCCGAGGAGGCCATGCAGCGCGCGATGTGTACGCCGCCCGCATGGGCCGCAGGTCTGCCACTGGGGATCGAGACGACGACGATGACACGCTACGGGAAGGGGTAGGACATGCAAGAACAACAATTCTACGATTACATTACGGGGCTCGCCCCGGCAGGCGAGACGGCGCTGCTGGTGCGCCAGAAGCCCGTTATGCGCGACGGTGAGCAGCAGACGTTCCTTGACGGTTCACTGAAGTACACCTGGCCCGCGTACATGCCCACCAAGCCGCGCGCGGAAGGTGAGGCATGGTATCTCAACACCGGCTCGTTCATGGCGTCACGCTTTCTTGACGGCAAGCCGAGCGCCAGCGCCGCGAACTGCGATTACGTCCTTTGCATGATGCTGGACGACATTGGCACCAAGTCCAAGGTGCCCCCGCTGCCCCCTACGTGGATCATGGAGACTAGCGAGGGGTCGTTTCAGTGGGGCTACGGCTTTACCGATCAGCCGTCCAAGGGCGAGTTTAGCGCCGCCATCACCGCCATCGCGGAGGCTGGGTACACGGACCCCGGCGCGATCAACGCGGTGCGTAATTTCCGCATTCCCGGTTCAGTCAATCTGAAGCCCGGTCGCGATCTCTTTCGTTCACGTCTGATCGAGTTCCATCCTGATCGTGAGTACACGCTGCCGCAGATCTGCGAGGCGCTGGGCGTCACGCCAGCGGAGGCGGACACCGCGCGCGTTCTGTCGTTCAAGTTGCGTGACACCGGCAAGGACACGGTGCTGGAGTGGCTCAACGACAAGGGTCTGGTGCTGTCGCACACGAACGCAGAAGGCTGGATGGGCATCGTATGCCCCAACCACGCCGAGCACACGGACGGCCAGATTGGAGCCCGCTACAAGCCGCTGGACCGCTCGTTCTGCTGCTACCACGGCCATTGCGAGGGGTTCAACACGCAGGCGTTTCTGAACTGGGTTTATCAGAACGGCGGCCCACGCGTCTCGCCCGGCCTGCGCGACGAGCTGCTGGCCGAGCATATGCAGGCGGCGATGTCCAAGCTGTCACCCACTGAGGCGTTCCCTGACGAGGCCGCCAAGGTCATCGCCGAGGTGGAGCGCAAGGAGGTCGGGCGCGTTGACAAGGCGAGCTGGTATGAACGCTTCGCCTACATCATCGAAGACGACGCCTACTTCGACATGGACGCCCGCACCGAGATCAGCCGGGGCAGCTTCAACGCCATCTTCCGTCACGTCAACTGCAAGAGCATCCACGTCACCGGCAAGACCGCCCGACGCATCGAGGCGTCCGTCTGCTACGACGAGAACCGCAGCGCCGCCAACGCCCGCCTGCTGCGCGGCATCACCTACGCTGCGGGCGATGGCGTCCTCGTCTCGCGCGACGGCGACGTGTACGGCAACCGCTGGCGCGACGCCCGCCCTGACCTGAGCGGCGTGGCCGCTGGCGACGTGTCCCGGTGGCTGGACCACTGCCGGGTGCTGGTGCCTGAAGAAGCCGAGTTGAACCACTGCCTCGACGTGATGGCGTTTAAGCTTCAGAACCCCCGCGTCAAGATCAACCACGCGATCTTGCATGGCGGCGACGAGGGCTCCGGCAAGGATACGATGTGGGCTCCAGCCATCTGGGCGGTCTGCGGTCCCGGCCTCAAGAACCGGGGTCTGGTGGACAACGACGGGCTCAATTCGCAGTGGGGTTACTCGTTGGAATCGGAAATCCTGATCCTGAACGAGTTGAAGGAGCCAGAGGCGTCCCAGCGCCGCGCGCTTGCCAACAAGTTGAAACCCATCATCGCCGCCCCGCCCGAGACGCTGCCGATCAACCGCAAGGGCCTGCACCCCTACGACATGGTGAACCGCGTAATGGTGCTGGCGTTCACGAACGATCCTGTCCCGATCTCGATCAGTTCGGGCGACCGCCGTTGGTTTTGCATTTGGTCGGCGGCGGGGCGAATGGACCCTGGCGCAGCGCAGAACCTGTGGCGCTGGTATCGGGCGGGCGGGTTCGAGACCATCGCCCGGTGGTTAATGGATCGCGACGTGTCCAAGTTCAACCCGTCTGCGCCGCCCATGTGGACCGAGTTCAAGGAAAACCTGATCGAGAACGGCATGTCTATTGCTGAAAGCTTTATCGTGGAGCAGATCCGGGCCAAGAATGTTGAGTTCAAACGCGGCATCATCGCTACGCCCTTTTACGGCATTTGTGACCGTCTGGCGGCGTCTGCCCCCGCAGGCGTTAAGGTGCCGCAGTCGGCGCTTCTGCACGCCCTCAAGGAGGCCGGATGGATCGACCGTGGCAAGGTGTCGTCTGCGGAGCACAACACGCGCAAGCATGTGTATGTCGCGCCTGAGCTGGCGAAAGAACGCAAATCCGTGTTGCGGAACATGCTGGAGCCGTCCAGCGACGGCAACGTGATCGGCTTCCCCGGTCGCACAGCCTGACACGAAAGACCCCCGGTTGCGTGAGCGACCGGGGGCAAGTGGGCGTGTCGAACAAACACTAGGACTAGGCCGTCAGACGTACCGTCTGACGCGCCGGGGCGGGTGCCCCGACGATCCGGCTCTCACCGAATCTGTTTAGCGGCACGGGCCGCATGTTCATCATCTTCGCGCAAGGCGTGGGTCGCAACGGACCACGCGCTTTCAATCTCACGGGGCGGCGTGTCTTCAATAACGCGCAGCGCCGCCCGTAAATTCTCGATTTGATACTGGTAGATTTCGGTCGCATCGTCAACGGCGCAGGCGGTCGCGCGGTCGTCAACGCCCAGCAAGGTCAGCAGTTCTTCGATCTCTCGCTCCATCTCGTCATGGAACATCTGCTTCTTGCGGCCTTCGCAGTAGTACGCCAGCAGCGCCGCTTCATGGATTGCCTTGGCGGCAATCTGGATCTTCACATACGCGACTTCATCGTGTTCGTTGATACCGATTTTAAACATGTCAGACTCCCCTTGGTTGACGGTTGACCATCGCACGTCAGCGCGATGGTGTAAAGGATTATTCTGCATCCAGTGCTTTGCGGGCTTCTTCTAACGCAGCTAACGGGATCGTTTCTGTCGCGTCTTTGGCGTATTGCAATCGAGCAAAAATTGCATTCCCATCAAATCCAGTTGAGATGTATTCTGCTCTTGCAAATGGACGCAACGCCGCCTCCAGCTTCTCGATGCGGTCGGCGGCTTCAAAAACCATCCCGCATGATCCATATTCGCGCAGTTGCTTCACAAGATCATCGCTCATGTTAGGATTTCCCGTTATTTTTAACACGTTCTGGGGATGTGTTAAGTTCGCGCCCCATTGTCGGGTTGGGGCGCCCGCGCACGTCAGGATTAGGCCAGACCCAGATCTCGCCCGTGTCGTCTTGAATGCACACCCATAGCAGATGATGCTCGTCGCCGTTGTCGATCAGGAAGTGCGCCAGCGCCCGCCCCAGTGGCGTGGTGAGGGGCATGGTCGGGTTCAATTGCAGTATCATCCGCGCCCCTCCGTTAGGAACGCCGGCGCGTCTAGGGGCTCGTCGCCTAGCCGGTCAGGCATGGTAGCGCGGGGCATGGCGGCGGGCGCCTGCGCCTGCACCAGGTCGCGCAGCACCAGTTCGAAGTAGCCCGCGCCGTCCTGCCAATGGTCTGGAAAGGACGGATCGCCGCACAGGATGCGCGCCACCTTGTCGGCGACGACCTCCAAAGCCTGCGCCTGGGCGACGTCCAGCCGGTTCCAATTGCGCGACGTCCGCATGACATTCTTGATGGCTTGCGAGTAGCCGGCGACTTCACGGAACAGCCCGTGGGTCTGCTCGCGATCGCGCAGGATCTGGTCTGTAATGCTCATTTGGTGCGGTCCTTTTTTGGGTGTAAAGCGTTCATGATGGTGGTGTGGTCGCGGTTGCAGAAGATCGCGATCTTTTTCAGCGACCAACCGTGCTTGCGGAGCGCCTTGTACACGTCCCCGCGGGCGTGGGTGTAGGGCACGGTGCGGCTTGGACCCATGGCGTCGGTCCAGGTCATGCCGTGGGGCACGAGCGCCGCTTGGGCGATGCGCCTAGCGGCGGACATGGTGTACTGAAAGGACGCCGGGGGCAGTTC